GGCACAATTTGACCATAGAAGAGCAGCAGGAGGTCCAGTGACAAGAGGCACCAACTATCTAGTAGGAGAAAAAGGACCAGAACTATTCAGCCCAGGTGTATCTGGAATGATTACACCAAACCATGCACTTGGAGGATCAACAAACGTAGTAGTAAACGTAGATGCTTCGGGTTCTTCTGTTGAAGGTGACGAAGATGAAGGAAGGCAGTTAGGCTTAGTATTGTCAGCAGCGATAGAATCAGAATTAATTAAACAGAAAAGACCTGGAGGTTTACTTGCATAATGGCTACTTTTCCATCAATCACACCAACATACGGGCAGCAGAAAAGATCTGCACCATTAACTAGAACAGTTCGTTTTGCTGATGGTTATGAACACAGAATATTATTTGGACTAGCTGCTCATCAAAATCCAAAAGTTTTTAACTTCACTTTTAACGTATCGGAAACGGATGCGGACACCATAGAAGGATTTTTAGACAGTAGAGCAAATGATAGTGCCAGCTTTACTTTTACTCCACCAGGAGAAGGTTTTACAAAAACAGGAACTTATTCTCAATCAGGTACTACAGTAACAATTACCATTTCAAGTCATGGTGTAGCTGTAGGAGATGAACTTACTATTGATTACACTACTGGATCGGCAACTGATGGTACGTTCCTTGTCGCTTCGGTTACTGATTCAAATGTCTTTACTGTTACGGCTGCTGCCAGTGCTACCAACAGTGGGAATGTTTCGATTACTTTATCGGGTGCTGGACAATATGTTTGCGAAACATGGAATAAATCTATACCATATAACAATAGAGCAACAATTCAAGCAACATTTAGAGAGGTGTTTGAACCATGAGCAGTTCTGCTATTGTCAGCAATCTTCAGAACATAAACCCATCATCGGTAATAGAATTATTTACGCTAACACTAAAAGAAGGTTTAAACTATGCTATAGGAAATCCAGACAGTGTTACTACTGTATATAGATTTCATGCCGGCTCATCTTTGAAAGATAACGGAGAAGTAGTCTGGGCTGGTAACAGTTATCAAAGATTTCCAGTACAAGCTGAAGGATTTGCATTTACAAAAGGACAGCTACCTCGACCAACACTTACAATAAGTAACGCACTCGGAACAATTACATCTATTTTGCTGACAGTGAACAGCACAACTACTGGTAATGATTTAACAGGTGCAACTGTTACTCGCATTAGAACTCTTGCAAGGTTTATTGATGCTGTTAATTTTCCTGGAGACATAAATCCTTATGGAACACCTGATGCAACAGCAGAGTTTCCACAAGAGATCTACAAAATAGATAGAAAGTCAGCAGAAAACAGAGAGGTAGTAAAATTTGAATTAGCTGCTGTATTTGATCTTGCTGGTATTCGTGCTCCTAATAGACAATGCACTAGAACCGAATTTCCTTCTATTGGTACAGTTGTAGGATGAATTGGAAAGACGCTGCACTTAATCATGCTGAAACAGAAGATCCAAAAGAATGTGTTGGTCTTTTGTTAAACATTCGAGGTAAGGAAAGATATTATCCTTGTCGTAATCTATCAATGACAGCACATCAATGTTTTATTCTCGATCCAGAGGATTATGTAAAGGCTACAAATATAGGAGAAGTTACTGCTGTTGTTCATAGTCATCCAACAACTCCTCCAGAACCTAGTCAGGCAGATAAAGTTAGTTGTGAACAAAGTGGACTTCCTTGGCATATAGTCAATCCAAAAACAAAACAATGGAGCTACTACGAACCACAGGGATATGAAGCACCTTTATTGGGTCGTCAATGGGTATGGGGAGTAACAGATTGCTGGTCCCTGGTTCGTGACTACTACAAACAAGAAAAAAGTATAAGTTTGATTGATTATGAAAGACCTATAACACCCGAGGAATTTATGAAAGAACCACTTTTTGAGGGATATGCAATACGAACAGGATTTAGAGAATTAGAACCTGATGAAAAGTTACAGACTGGAGATGTTTTATTGATGAGTATTTTAGATTCAACTTTAAATCATGTAGCTATTTTTCTTGGAGATGAAGTATTACATCATTTAACCGATAGACTATCTTGTAGAGAACCATATTCTCCGTGGTTATTAAAATGTACTGGTAAAAGGTATCGTTATGCTTCGTAAAATAAAATTATATGGAGAACTTGCAAAGTTTGTTGGACATAAAGAATTTGAGATAAAAGCAGACACATTAGCTCACGCAATGAGTTTCTTAATAAATAATTTCCCTGGAATTGAGCAGCACATGAATAATAGATACTACAAATTAAAAGTAGGTAATTATGAACTAGATAAAACTGAACTAGGAGATCCAATAGGACAACAAGATATTCACTTAGTTCCTGTAATAACTGGTGCTGGTAGAGGATTAGGAAAGATATTATTAGGTGCTGTGCTTATTGGATTTGCAATAATAAACCCAACTGTAGGATTTGGTCTTGGGCCAGGGGGTTTAGGAGGAGGATTTGCAACTGCTTCTGGAGCATTTAGTTTTGCTGCATTTGCAGGAAATATAGGAATAGCTTTAGTCCTTACTGGAGTTTCGGAGATGCTTACTCCTTTGCCTAAGAAAAGCGATTTCGATTCTGAAGAAGATCCTAGACTATCATTTAGTTTTAGTGGTATTCAACAAACTAATAGGGCTGGCACACCTGTTCCTATAGTTTATGGAGAAATATTTACTGGATCGGTTGTAATTAGTGCTTCTGTAGATACTGAGCAGGTACAAGCATGACTGATATCAAACGTATTATTAGAGGCTCAAAAGGTGGAGATCCATCGCCTCCAAAACCTACTAGAGATCCTGATACACTTCATAGTAGACAGTACGCTACTTTTTTAGATTTAATATCAGAGGGAGAAATCGAAGGTTTTGCTACTGCGTCTAAAGAGGGCAGAACAAAAGGTACGACTGCTTATAATAATGCTGCACTTAAAGATGTATTTTTAAATGACACTCCTGTTATAACAGCTTCAGCAGATTCTACTGACATTCAAGATACAGATAGGAATTTTCAAAATGTTACTTTTACTCCCCGTTTTGGAACTGGTAGTCAAACTGCTATACCAAATATAGATAGTAGTGTATCGACAACAAGTGTCGGTGTTGAAGTCACGAAAGCTATTCCTGTTACTCGGCAAATAACTAATTCAAATGTTGATAAGGTACGAATAGCAATCACCTTTCCTCAATTACAGAGAGCAACTGATGATGGAGATTTATTAGGAACAGAAGTTCAGTTTAAAATATCTGTTCAATATAATTCTGGTGGCTTTACAGATGTAATTACACCTGATAATGGTGGAAAAGTATCGGGAAGAAGTGGAGATGCGTACCAAAGAGATTATGGTATACAACTTACAGGTGCATTTCCTGTAGATATAAGAGTCAGCAGAGTTACAGATGATGCTACAGATACTAATGTTCAAGATACTTTTCAGTGGACAAGTTTTGGTGAAATTATTGAAGAATCTCGTACTTATAACGACAGTGCTTATACTGCTTTACGCTTGGATTCAATGCAATTTAGTTCTATTCCAGATAGAAAATTTAGGATTAGAGGTATAAAAGTAAGAATTCCTGGAGCAGGTGCTTCCAGTTCTGGTACTCCAACTGTGGTTACTAATCAGGCTCAAGCAACTGCATTAGGACTTGGAACTTGCAGTAGTTTTGGATTTATATATTATCCAGAAAATTATATCTTTAATGGAGTAATGGGAGCAGCCCAGTGGTGTAGCGATCCAGCAATGGTACTTCTTGATCTTTTAACTAATGAAAGATATGGATTTGGTGCTCATATTACAGATAGTTCTTTAGATTTATTTAGTTTCGTTACCGCTAGTAGATTTTCAACAGGCAATAAAGGTGGTAGTGAATTAATAGATGATGGTGCTGGAGGAGAAGAACCTAGATTTAGTTGCAATGTAAATATTCAAAGTCCAAAAGAAGCATTTGAACTAATAAATGAATTAGCTGGTGTTATGAGATGTATGCCAATATGGTCTGCTGGTTCGATAACAATTACCCAAGATAAACCAACCGATCCTAGTTATTTATTCAACCTGTCAAATGTAGGAGAGGGGGGTTTTAGCTATGCAGGAAGCAGTCTTAAAACGAGACACAGTGTTGTATCTGTTTCTTACTTCAATATGGATAGTCAAGAAGTAGATTTTGAAGTCCATGAAGATGCTGATCTAATAGCAAAAATAGGTACAGTTGTTAAAAAAGTAAAAGCATTTGGTTGTACAAGTCGTAATCAAGCAAAAAGATTAGCAAAATCTATTGTATTTGCTGAAAATAATGAGTCAGAAGTAGTTACGTTTACAACCTCTATAGATTCTGGAGTTATTGTACGACCTGGGGCTGTTATTGAAATTCAAGATCCAGTAAGAGCAGGTGTAAGAAGAGGTGGCAGATTGAAAAGTGTTACTTCTACAACTGTTGTAACTGTTGATGATACTTCTGCAACAGATTTTGCTGTAGATGCAAGCGGAAACCCTGTTGGTGATGCAACTTTGAGTGTACTTTTACCTGATGGAACGGCTGAAAGTAAAACAATCTCATCTGTATCAAATGGGACTATAACTGTAAGTTCTGCTTTTTCACAAACTCCTAACGTAAACACTATCTGGCTTATATCAAACGTAACTATAAAATCTCAATTATTCAGAGTAATAACAGTAGAAGAGCAAGATGGAATAAATTATGCAATTACAGCCTTATCTTATGTTGAAGGTAAGTACGCATTTATTGAAGATGGTGAAGCATTACCAGCTAGAACTGTATCAAAATTAAATGAGCTTACTTCACCTCCTACTGCTGTAAATGCTGTTGAAAGAATATTTCCTATAAACAATCAAGCTATATCTAAAATTGTTATTAGTTGGCAACCTATAGTTGGTGTTACTGAATATCAAGTCAATTATAGATTTGGTAATGACAATTTCATAAGTGAAAAGGTATCAAGACCTGATTTTGAAATATTAAATAGTAGAAAAGGAACTTATACCATCCAAATTTTCTCATATAATGTCCAAAATAGGTTATCAGCAAGTTCTACAAATATTACATTTGAAGCTGAAGGTAAAACTGCATTACCACAGGATGTAACAGGATTATTAGTCGAACCAGTATCAGATCAGTTTGTACGATTACGTTTTGATAAAGCTACAGATATTGATGTTACACATGGTGGAAACGTAGTTGTTCGACATAGTAACCTAACAGATGGAACGGCTACATTTACAAATGCTACTGATGCTATATTTGCACTACCAGGAAACGTATCTGAGACATTAGTACCAGCAGTTGATGGAGAGTATATCCTTAAGTTTAAAGATGATGGTGGCAGATTAAGTTCTGGAGAAACTTCTATTATTGTTACTACTCCTGATCCTGTACCTAAATTACTTGTATTAGCGGATAGAGAAGATACTGACGCTACACCTTTTGCTGGTAATAAAGTTGACTGTTTCTTTAGTGATGATGTTAACGGACTTGTTCTTGGATCTCTTGAACTCTTAGATGGGGTTACAGATTTTGATGCTATTGCAGATTTTGATTTCTTGGGTGCTGTTGATATTACAGGTGGTCATTATGACTTTGCTTCCAAATTGGATTTAGGTGGTAAGCAACCACTTAAATTAACAAGACATCTTGTAACACAGGGTTTTTATCCTAATGATCTAATAGATAAAAGAACAGCAAATGTAGATACCTGGACAGACTTTGATGGTGCTACTGCATTTGATGTCAACGCAAAACTATTGGTAGCAACAACTGACAGCGATCCAGCTACATCTGATGCAGCGACTTACACACAATCAGGAACGACAATAACAGTGACAAAATCTAGTCATGGATTTAGTATTGGCACTTTTGTTGATATTGATTTTACAAGTGGTGGTGCAACTGACGGATATTTTGAAGTTCAATCTGTACCAAGTAGTAGTACTTTTACTGTCACTGCCTCATCCAGTGCAACAATATCAAGTAGCAACTGTAATATCGGAGCAGGGTTTACTCAGTTTAATACTCTTATGAACGGAGCATTTATTGGTCGTGGGTTTAGATTTAGATGTCAGATGGATACAGATGATCCTGCACAATCTATCGAAATAGATCAGTTAGGTTATACAGCAGAACTTAACAGCAGAACTGAAACTGTGAATACTGTCATTGCATCTGGTACGTCAAGTAAAGCAGTTACGTTCCAGCATCCTTTCTTTACAGGAACATCTCAACTTGGAGGATCTACTTCTGCTTACTTGCCTAATATTGGAATTACGATAGAAAATGCACAATCAGGAGATTTCTTTGCTTTGTCCAGTATTACTGGCAGTGGTTTTAGTATTGATATAAAGAATGGCTCTAGTTTTGTTAATAGAAATTTCAAATATGCTGCTACAGGATTTGGTCGTGGTAGTTAGAGTTGGTTTAAGATATACTTAAAAGAAAAAGTGAGTTAAGTAATGGCTACACATGATTATGTAATAGATAACTCCACTGGAGCTAACGTAAGAACAGATTTAAATAATGTATTACAGGCGGTATTAACAAATAATAGTTCTGGTTCTGCTCCTAGTACTACTGCTGCTTATATGTTGTGGGCTGATACAAGTAATAATATTTTAAAGATGAGAAATTCAGCAAATGATGGCTGGATTGATTTAAGAACATTAACTGGTGGTGTAACGACAACCGCTGATGCGACAATAAATTCTGTAACTGTAGGTAAAGGTGCAAACTCTGTTGCAGGTAACACTGTTCTTGGAGAAAGTGCTTTAGATGCTTCTGTTACTGGTGGAAATAATACTGCTATTGGTAAAGATGCTCTTACAGCAAATACTTCGGGTGCTAATAACGTGGCTGTAGGATCAGGAGCGTTAGACGCTAATACAACTGGTTCAGCAAATACTTCTATTGGTACATCTTCTTTAGGCACACATTCAACAGGCTCTAGTAACACTGCTGTGGGTGCATCTGCATTAAACGCAAACACAACAGCTTCTAACAATACGGCTGTAGGTAAAGACGCATTAGTAGCAAACACAACTGGAACACAGAATAATGGTTTTGGAGTTAATGCTTTACTTGCAAATACAACAGGTAATTATAACGTAGCTTTTGGAACTAATGCTTTGGCAGCGAACACGACTGCGCACGAAAATGTAGGAATTGGAAGAAATGCACTACTTGTAAACACAACTGGAACACAAAACGTTGCAGTAGGTTCTCTTGCTTTAGATGCTAATACAACTGCTAATAATAATACAGCCGTTGGTTATAACTCAGCAACAGCAACTACTACTGGTGCTAGAAATTCAGCATTTGGTCAATCAAGTTTACTTGTTAACACTACAGGCGAACAAAATACTGCCATTGGAAATTCTAGTTTATCCTCAAATACTACTGCTAGTAATAATGTAGGGGTTGGTCATAACTCATTAGTAGCAAACACAACTGGAACTTTAAATACTGCGGTAGGTGCTTTAGCCTTAGATGCAAATACCACAGCTAATGATAATACTGCTGTTGGATATTCTAGTTTAGGTAAAAATACAACAGGTGCTAGTAATACTGCTATTGGTTGTGAATCAATGGATACTAATACAACTGGAAGTAATAATACTGCTGTTGGAGATCGTTCTTTAGTTGCAAACACTACTGCAAATAATAATACTGCTGTTGGTTTTGATTCAATGACAGTAAATACAACAGGAGCAGAAAACTCGGCTTTTGGTATGAACGCTTTAAGGAATCAGACTACAGGTAGTCAAAATACAGCATTAGGTCGTAGTGCATTAGCTAATAACTCAACAGCAAGTAATAACACTGCTGTAGGATATGCAGCATTAGATCAAAACACAACTGGAGATTCTAATACTTCTGTTGGTTCTTTATCCTTGCAATCAAACACAACAGGAGGTAATAACACTGGGGTAGGTGTTAGAAGTTTAGATAATACTACAACTGGTAATAATAATTCAGGTTTGGGTGTACAAGCTTTAAGGTACAACACAACTGGAGGTCAAAACGTAGCAATAGGAGTGGGTTCTCTTAGAGATAATTCAACCGCAGATAATAATACGGCAGTTGGCTATAATGCTTTACTATCAACCACAACTGGAGCAGAAAACACAGCCGTAGGTGCAAATGCGTTAGATGCTAATACAACTGGAGGTGCTTGTACTGCATTAGGTAGAAATTGTTTATCAGGAAATACAACAGGAAATCATAATACTGGTGTTGGGAGAGAGTGTCTAATAGAAAATACCACTGGTGGAGATAACACTGGAATGGGTGTTGAATGTTTAAAAGAAAATACTACTGCAAGCAGCAATAGTGCCTTTGGTTATTTTGCTTTAAGAGCAAACACAACTGGAACAAAAAACACTGCGGTAGGAAGTAATGCAGCAGATGCAATAACAACTGGTAATTTTAATGTTGCTCTTGGATCAGATTCATTAACTGCAAATACAACTGGAAGCTCAAATACAGCATTAGGTGTTGAAGCATTAAAGGCAAATACTACTGCAAGTAATAATGTTGCTATCGGAAAAGATGCAATGATTGCAAACACAACTGGAACTAGAAACGTAGCTGTGGGTACGATTGCCCTAGATGCCAACACAACCGCAAGTGATAATACTGCTTGTGGTTATCAAGCTTTAAGTTCAAACACAACTGGAGTTGATAATACGGCTTTTGGTAGTGGTGCTTTGGTTTTCAATACAACTGCTGATAACAACACTGCCCTTGGATCGGCAGCTTTAGATGCTAATACAACTGGTGCAAATAATACTGGTGTTGGTCGAGAAGCTTTAGGAGCAAACACAACTGGTGGTAATAACGTAGCTGTCGGTGCTAATGCTTTAGATGCAAACACAACTGCAAATGACACAGTCGCAGTAGGAAAAAATGCTTTGAGCGCACAAACGACTGGGGGAAATAATGTTGCTGTTGGTAATCAAGCAGCAGAAGCAACCACAACTGGATATTCAAACGTAGCTGTAGGTTCTTTAGCTTTAGATGCAGCCACAACTGGAATATCACACACTTGTGTTGGTTATCATGCTGGAGGATCTATTCAAGCTGGTGGCAGAAACACATTAATTGGTGCGGAAGCTGGTTTAGAAATTACAACTGGAGAAAATAATGTTTGTTTAGGGCAAGATTCTGGTAGATCAGGTGCAAGTGGTACAATTACTACTTCAAGCGATAATGTTGTTTTAGGAAATAATTATACTTCCAATTTATTCTGTACTGATACTTCTATATCAAGTTCAGATTCAAGAGATAAAACAGATGTGACTGACTTTAATATTGGATTGGCTTGGATTAATGCACTAAGACCTGTTACATACAGATGGGATAGAAGAACTTGGTATGGAACAAAAGCAGATCCTTATGGAACACCAGATGGGTCAAAAAAGAGAGCAAGACTACATCTTGGATTTTTAGCACAAGAAGCACTTGCAGTAGAACAGGCAAATGGTTATGGTTCATCTAATGATGATTCATTAATTTTAAACCTTACAGAAGATGAAATGTCTTATGGAATAAAGTATGAAAGACTTGTTCCGATACTTGTTAATGCTATAAAAGAGTTATCAACTAGAGTCACAGCCCTCGAAGCAGGGTAAACTACAATTAACCTAATTTTTATTATGGAAGAAAAAACCGCAGATGAAATCGCAGCAATATTTTCTGCTGCTGGTGATAGCGTAACTGTTATTAATGCAGATGCTAACTATGCTGCATATGGTACGAGAACATCTGATTCAACTACTACTGAAACAGAATGGAAGGAAATGATTCAGAGAAATACTGAACATCTTGAAATTATCAAAACTTACAAAAAAGTTGATGGTACGACTTCTATCTGGACATCAGAAAGTTTTACAGCCATTGATGCTGCTATAACTACAGGTAAAGCTATTTATTCTTAAATTATGAATTTACAAGAAAAACTGCAACAACTTGCACAGGAAAGGCAAAATTTACAAGTTGCTATGATTGAAATTACTGGTGCAATGAAGATTTTGGAACAGCAGATTCTTGAAACTGAACCCGAAGCAGTGCAGCCATCAGATACAGAGGCATCAGCCCCAGTAGAAGAAGCAGCACAGTCAACGTAAGTGGTGCTACCATCTTATTAAGAACTTCTTTTACCATGTTTCAAAAAATAGCGAATATTCTTTCTATAGTTTCCTTCGTATTGGTGTCATCTGTCATCGGTGGAGGGTACTTTGGTTATAAATATGTAACATCAGAACAATTTCAAACTAAAATAATGAATAAAGTTCTTGGTAATGTACAAGGACTAATGCCAAAGATGTTAGACCAAGTATTACCTGATATGACAGGCCCATCTCTACCCACAACTAAACTTCCTAAGTTTTAATGAACTGCTACTGGTGCAATACAGAATTAATAATAGGTGGTGACATTGATATTGAAGATAATATGAATGGTTATCCTGAATTTTCTGTGATGACTAATTTATC